AGTGTTTACCGTTTGTTGGTAAGATACTGATCGATGATGTATGGAGCGGTGGAAGTGCTAAGGACGGACCATATCCACTGATGAGCGCGGCAATCGCGGCAGGACTATACCACCCTAGATGCAGAGACAGCCACACTACCTATTTTCCAGAACTGGAGGATTTGGATAATGAATACAGTAAAAAAGACATAGAAGATATCGAAGAACAGAACAGGAAAGAAGCAAGACAGCAATATGCGGAGAGACAGGAGAAGAAATTCCATAGATTAGCATCATTTTCACTGGATCCTGAGAATAAAAGCAAGTATTGCGAGAAGGAAAAAGAATGGAGTCAGGAAACAGAAGTTCGGTATAAAGTTCCTGATGAGGTGAAAGTACCGAGATCGGATACTCCGCAGATCATGATAGATTTAATGGATCAGTACACAACAGATGAGTGCATTCAGATAGATGGAAAGTCAGAATATGCCTTTTCGTATGATCTTGATAATGATTTGATATTTGTCAATCCGAAACATCCACAATATGAGGAGGAGAACTATAGGGCTGTATTAGCACATGAATTAGCCCATAGAATTGACCACAATGAATACGGTAGTCCTATGCATACTGAATTCTCAGAAGCAATTAAGAGTACAGAAAAAAGGATTTTGGAATCAAAGGAAAGATATCAAAGTAGACTTGATAAAAATGGGGATTTAGAGTACGATTATTTCGTTAGTGATATTATGTCATGCATAACAGACAACAAGGTGATTGGGTTATACGGACATGAATCACAATATATAGGTAAACCGGGGTACACAGAGCTGGAAATATTTGCAGACGTGTTTGCAGCATTGTATCAAGGGGATGATGAAACTGTAAGTTTTATAAAAAATGAACTACCAGAGATATATGAAACATTTTTTAAAATATTACGGGGATAATTATGCTGAAGAAAGAATTCGTAGAAAAGATGAAGAATGATAAGGAATTGCATGAATTACGGGAAAAGGTACTATTATTTGGGACCAGAGCGGATGCAGCCTATATCCTTGGAAAAGATAGAAGCTACGAAGACTATAAAGACCGTTTGCGAAAAATGATAAGAGAACACGAAGCCACCAGTCAGTAGATTGGTGGTATTTTTATGCCAAAAAGAAAGGATGAAAAAACATGAAGAAATTATTTATCAGCCAGCCTATGAAGGGAAAAACGGATGAGGCAATCAAGGAAGAGAGGCAGCAGGCTATCAGGGAAGCGGAACAGGCAGTCGGAGAACCGGTGGAGGTGATAGACTCTTTCTTTGAGGGGGCACCGGCAGATGCAAAGCCGTTGTGGTTTTTGGGAAAATCGCTGGAACTGCTCGCACAGGCAGACATTGCATATTTCGCCGAGGGATGGCAGGATGCGAGGGGATGTCGGATTGAACATACTTGTGCACAGGAATATGACATCTGTGTGGTAGAAAAGTAAAATTGCACCGGTGCAACAAATCATCTGTAATCAACACGCTTCACTGCGTGTTTTTTTATGCCCAAACACGAGCAAGGCAATAAACTGCAGCGTGGCCGGAGACACCGAAGACAATGGATCGCAGTAAGGGTGACACCCTCAAAATGGAAAGGAGTACGTTATGTTTTACAAGACAGTAAGAAGATTCTTAAACCCTGATGGGAGCCAGGGCGGAGCACCGTCAGGAGAACAGACTGATCAGCAGTCACAGCAGAATGTAGCACCGCAGATTGACTATGGAAAAATCCAGCAGATGTTGGATGGAACGCTTGCGGCAAAAGAGGATACGGCATTGAAAGCCTATTTCAAGCAGCAGGGGCTTTCCCAACAGGAGGTGGAACAGGCTATAGCAACCTTCAAGGAACAGAAGGCGGCAAATCAGCCGAATGTGGAAGCATTGCAACAACAGGCTGCAACCGCAGCAGCTGAGGCAAGACAGGCACAGATCCAACAGGCAGCGACGATGGCAGCAGTCGGACTGGGAATCAGTGTAACATCCATTCCCTATGTACTGAAGATGGCAGATTTCAGCCAGACAGTAGGACAGGATGGAAAGATCAGTAACGAGAAACTTACGGAAGCGCTGAATAAGGTGCTGGAGGATATTCCTGCATTAAAGCCGCAGGAGACAGATACTACCGGTTTCCTTCATGTGGGAACAGGAGGAGATCCTTCGCAGCATACGCAGCAGGCGACTGTACAACAGACACAGACACCGACCAAAAGATGGAATCGGTGGAACTAAGGAAAGGAAGGTATAAGATATGCCTAATTTAAACTATGCACAGCAGTGGAGTCCTGAACTCCTGCAGATCCTGATGCAGGGAGCGTTAACATCTCCCTTTATTACATCTAATGTAAGATGGCTGGATGCGAAGACATTCCACTTTACACAGATGAGCACCACAGGTTATAAGAATCACAAGAGAACCGGTGGTTGGAACACGGGATCCTTCGATCAGACAGATGTTCCTTTTACGGTAAGCCATGACAGAGACGTTCAGTTCCTGGTAGACAAGGCAGATGTGGATGAGACCAACGCAACAGCATCCATGCAGAATATTTCCAAAACCTTTGAACAGACTCAGGTAGTGCCTGAGACAGATGCACTGTTCTTCTCCCGTGTGGCACAGGTGGCACAGAAGACAGAGGGATACCACAGCGAGACTGCTATTTCAGCTTATACCAAGGCAAAGGTATTCGGAATGCTGAAGGATATACTTGCAAAAGGTAAGTTGAGACGGTACAAGGCAAATGGCAGCCTGCTTATGTATGTGGCCAGTCCCATTATGGATGCACTGGAGCAGTCCACTGAGTTTACCCGTAAGATTGAACTTACACAGATTGCTGAGGGCGGTATTGGTATCGAGACCAGAGTGACAGACATCGATGGCGTACCCATCATGGAAGTTATCGATGATGAGCGTTTCTATGATGCATTTGACTGGGAGCCTGCTGAGGGTGGATTTGCTCCTCTGAAAAAAGTTGCAGCAGACAGCACGCATAATATCGAAGCAGTAACTGGAGCTCATAAGATCAATGTACTGGTGGCATGCGGACAGACCTGTAAGACGGTTCCCAAGATCGCTTCTATCTATTATTTCAATCCCGGAACACATACCGAAGGAGACGGATACCTGTACCAGAACAGATCTCTGTCTGATACCTTTGTATTCCCGAATGGACGTGACAACAAAGTGGATAGCGTTTATGTAGATGTGGATACCGCGGAGTATACCGGGGAGTAAGGAGGGCATATGTCCTACAAACCTTATGTAAGAAAAGAAGAATATAAAGATAGCTATAATGGTAGCGTGATTCCTGACGGAGAGCTTGAAAGAGCACTTCGTCAGGCCTCCCGGCATATTGACAGCCTGACATTTAACCGGATTGTGGCAGCAGGATTCGACCATATGACAGCTTTTCAAAAGGAGACCATCAAAGAGGTTGTCTGCATGCAGGCAGATTTCGAATATGAGAATGCAGATGAAATCAATACGATTTTATCCGGCTATAGCATAAATGGAGTATCCGCACAGTTTGGAAGTTTCTGGAATATTTTCATGGAAAAAGGTATTGCCATGAAGCGGGATGTCTATTCGTTGCTGATGCAGACGGGTCTGTGTTGCAGAATTGCGAGGTGATTCCATGAAATATCCGTGTCTGGTGCCCAAAAGATTATGCAAGACAGATATCTCTGTTGCGATAGATCAGGAAGGACTGAACAAATACGGGGAGCCATTGAAGCCGGTGGAATATTCCGGAAAATGTAACTATCAGGACAAAGCCAAGACTGTGCTGACAGCCGAGAAGAAACTGATAGAGATTACAGGAGCAGCATTGTTTCCAGGAGATATTTGCCCGGAGCTTCCGGTTATATCCGGAGGAAGTGCTGTGATATTTGGGGGTAAGCGCAGGATTCTGGAAGGGCGTAAGTCGAGAAACCCGGACGGAACAGTCAACTATACGGAGGTGCTGTTGGTATGATCAGTGTAAACTCCACAGTAAAGATGAATTTTCCGAAGATCCAACAATTGACGAGAGCACAGGTGATGGCTTTAGAGCAGACCGCTGAGGCATTACATACCAATGTGGTGCAGGCACAGGTGTTCCCAAGGGATACCGGCAATCTGCAAAACGAGAGCACTTTTGTCGATTATTCGGAGAGCAGCCAGGGAAAAGTCAGTATCATATCCAGCACACCCTATGCAAGACGGCTTTATTTTCACCCGGAATATCATTTCCAGAAGACGGAGAATCCGAATGCAAGAGGCGAATGGTATGAGGACTGGATCTCTGGGAAGAAATCAGAGTACTGCCAAAAGGCATACAAACAAATATACAGGAGGATTGCCGGATTATGATGTTATCGGATGTGCGGGATTATGTGGAATCCATTGAACTGGCAGACCATGTATATATGGGAAGCCTGCCGGACAAGCAGGAGAAGTCCATCGGTGTTTATAACAGCAAACATCAGCAGGAGTATAAGACAGCATTAGGAGGACCACAACTTGTATCTTACGGGACAAAATATGTCACCCTGTTGATTCACTGGAATAATTCGCCGAGAGAGTCAGAGAAGACAGCCATGACAGCATTTGATGCGGTGAAGGCTGCAAGAAATGTAACGGTCAACAATCAGTTGATAAAATTTATACAGCCTCTTTATGAACCGCAGGATGTCGGAAAAGATGATGCCGGTATCTGCGAATGGGTCATAGAGATGGCTGTTATTTATGAGAAAGGAAAAGGTGAAAAAGAATGAGCACACCTATTACAGGAGTATATCCATGCTATGAAAACCAGTTCCAGATCAATGCGGCAGCAAGCGGTGTCGAAAAGAAAATGGTTGATATTGCGGACTGCGAGACATTCAGTGTATCTTTCGATAATGGAGTAGAGGAATGGCATCCGTTTACAGAAAAAGGATGGGTGAGACGCCTGCTTACCAGTAAGGGAGTTACCATATCCGTAACTGCGAAACGTAACGTAGGAGATGCCGGTAATGATGCTGTAGCAGCACTTGCGTGGGTAAACGGTCGCTCTGCAGAGAAAGATGTCCAGTGGACATTCCCTGACGGAACCGTGGTGCTGTTTGCCGGAGCAGTGGTGAACGTAAAGAACATTGGAGCAGGAGACTCTACAGCTGTGGCACCGTTGGAATTCGATATTATGAGCAATGGAAAACCTGAGATTACTCCCGCAGCATAAAAACAGGAGGCTATTATGGCAAAGAAAATCGTAGATATTACAGAAAAGCTGAGTTTTGACGAGAACCCGGTATTGAAGGTTAAGGATGTTACCGTAGAAGTAAATTCCGATGCAGCCACTGTGCTGAAGATCATGGGTATTTTTTCGAAGGGTGCATCAGCTAAAGAAGTGTTGGCGGTATATGAACTGATTTTTAATGAGAAGGATCGGAAAAAGATCGATAAACTGAATCTCCAGTTCAAGGATTTCCAGACAATCATCATGGCAGCAGTAGACATGATCACGGGAGACGAAGAGCCGGGAGAGCAGTGACCCGTACTATGATCTGATCGGAGATTACAGTCTGATCGTATCATCCTTCCAGGCGCAGTACGGGATCCGGCTGTCAAAAGAAATTGATACCATGAAGTGGGATGAGTTTAGGGATCTTCTTATTGGAATTGGACCGGAGACACCGCTGGGACGGATTGTAGCAATCAGGGCCGAGGAGGATAAGGATATTTTAGACCATTTTACTCCGGAACAACACAGAATCAGGAATGAATGGCGTGCAAACAGAGCAAAAAAGGTAGCGCCTGATAATATGGCAGCAGTCCTTGATCAACTGAAGAATGCGTTCATTTCTCTGGCAGGGGGCGATATACATTGAAAAAGTAGATAAGAAAAAAGTAGTGTGTCCTTACTGTGGGCATCCGGTGAATGCAATGCAGACGGAAGATGCACATTGCAGAGGAATTTATTTCCGCTGTAAAAATAAGGACTGTAAAAAGATTTTTGAGTTGAAGTTATAAGACGCTGTGCCGATGTGCCTGTCTTAGAAGGCAGGCTGGTTATGAGTGAAGCTACAAGCGTTGGACAGATCGGATTAGATCTGGTCGTAAATAAAAAGGACTTTAATAAGCAGATGAGCGGCATCCAGAGCCTGGCTACGAAAGTAGGTAAGAAACTGGCTGCCGCTTTTGCTGTAAAAAAGCTCGTAGATTTCAGTGAGAAGTGTATCGAACTGGGATCAGATCTGAGTGAAGTGCAAAATGTTGTGGACGTAACATTCCCGGCAATGTCAAAGCAGGTAGATAAATTTGCGCAGAATGCCGCAACTGCATTTGGACTGTCCGAGACGATGGCCAAGAGGTACACAGGAACCTTCGGTGCAATGGCCAAGGCTTTCGGATTCAGCGAGAAGCAGGCATACGATATGTCTACCACTCTGACAGGACTGGCGGGAGATGTGGCATCCTTTTATAACATATCTCAGGACGAAGCATATACAAAGCTGAAATCGGTATTCACTGGAGAAACAGAGAGTCTGAAAGATCTTGGTGTCGTCATGACACAGACGGCACTGGATGCCTATGCTATGGCCAACGGCTACGGGAAGACCACTGCGGCTATGTCGGAGGCAGAAAAGGTAGCCCTACGGTATTCCTTTGTTCAGAGTAAACTGGCGACGGCATCTGGGGACTTTATGCGGACTTCTGATGGCTGGGCCAATCAGGTCAGAATCCTGAAGCTGCAGACTGAGTCTTTTATGGCGGCAATCGGTCAGGGATTGATCAACGTCCTGACACTGGCAATCAAGGTGATCAATACCCTGATGGGAAAACTGGTACAGCTGGCGAATGTATTTAAAGCATTTACGGATAAATTTGCCGGGAAGAAGGGTAATGATGTAGCCACAGGCATGGCGGCTGCAGAGGATGCGTCTGCCGGAATCAGTGATAATATTAATGCCGCGGGAAAAGCAGCTAAAAAGTTAGGTGGATTACTTCCAACTGATGAATTGGATTTGCTCTCCCAGAAGACAGATTCCTCTTCGGCATACGGAGGATCTTCAGGAATAGATATTGCTGGTTTGCAGACTTCCACGCAGGAAGTTGAAGCCAGTGTGGATAAAATTTCGAAAAAACTCTCAGATGCATTCAAGATTCCCGGTGTCAAAAATTTTGCAGATCAGTTCAACAATGGTCTGAAAAAGATTGATTTCGGAAATCTGAAGGATAATTTTTCAAGAATCATGGCTCAGATGGATCCATTGGCCAAAACTACAGTCAGAAACATTGAGACAATCATGGATCCGCTGGGAGGATATCTCGGAAACAGAATCGGAAATAAGATTGCTGTTACAGCCAAGGCGGTAGACCTAGGGCTGGATGGAATTGCAAGCTATCTGGAGCGCAACAGGAAAAAGATAGAATCCTGGAGCAGTGATGTAAGCCAGTCTATTGCGAACGGATTTACAAATCTTACGGATATCAATGAGCAGATATACAATAATCTGCTCGGGGCACTGGATAAAGCAGGACCTGATATTGTAAACGGAATCAATGATATTCTGACAGGTTGTACTGGATTTGGAATGTCACTGGGAACAATCTTCGCGGAAGGGTTTGAAATTTCTACAGAACACACATTCCAGTGGATGAAAGACAATCAAGAGCTGATAGAAGGTACGCTCACAGATCTGTTTGATTTCGGTGGAGAATGTGCATCACTGACAGGAGAGATTGTGGGAGAACTTGGTAGTTCTCTTACGGACTGGTGGGAGTCTCAGGGAAGCAGTACTTTTGGAAATATTGTAGATGCTTGGAATGATATCAAGAAGACGGTTTTAGAACTGTGGAATGATATCGCGATGCCGGTACTGAATCATGCCAAGGAAGCGTTACAGGAATTATGGGAAGAAAATCTAAGACCACTATGGGATAACATTCTTGATCTGATCAGCTCAGTAGGCGATTTCCTTGCAACCGCGTGGAGTACCGTAATCAAACCAATTATCGGGTATCTGGCACCGACAATCAAGCAGGTGGCAGACATTGTGATAAACATCATGAGTACCGTATTCGCAACCGTGTCAGACATTATATCTGGAGCCATGAAAATACTGGGAGGATTGTTGGACTTCCTCACCGGAGTGTTTACTGGAAACTGGAAAAAGGCATGGGAAGGCTTACAGAAAATTACGGATGGAATCTGGCAAGCAATATGGGGATCTATCAAGGGAGTATGTAATCTGATCATTGATGGTGTGAATGCAATGATTTCATTGATATATTCTACACTACGCAATGTGGTAAATGGCATCGGAAGCGTCGCAAAGAAGGCAGGAGATCTGGTGGGAAAAGACTGGGGCTTCGAAATGCCGAGTGATCCACCGCAGATACCTAAATTGTGGAACGGTGGATATGTCAAGGCTAATACGCCACAGCTTGCCATGATCGGTGATAATAGGCATCAGGGAGAAATTGTATCACCGGAAGATAAGTTACAGAAAATGGCACTGAGTGCAGCGCAGGCTGCGGCAGGATCTGGAGGAACCATTTCCGCGGAAAAGCTGGATAAGATCATTACACTTTTGGAGACCATCATCAGAATCATAGCTTCTGGAAATACGATAGAAATAAATGGCGTGAAATTTGCGGAATTATTGAAAAAGGTAAACAGGGAGTATTTTAAGGCAACCGGAAATTACCTGTTGCTGGATGTATAAGGAGGCAGCAGAATGGCATTTCAAGGGTGGCTGTTAAAAGTAGGAGATACAGATATTTCGAAATATGTGGATATCGAAAATTATAAGGTAAGCCCAGAACAGAGAGCAGACTTGGATTCTGACAGAAATGGATTGAATAAGTTATACCGTGAGGTCGCAGACCATTATACAACCAAAATAGAGTTCAATACAATTCCTATGGAGTCTGCAGAAATGACAGATTTTCTGCAGGCTTTGGAAACTGCATACATAAATGTGAAGGAAAGGAAAGCATTAGTCACATACTTTGATGTGAACACCGGAGAATATAAGACGGGAGAAATGTATGTGCCGAATTATACAGTAGAAACGAAGTCGTGGAACGGCATGGAGCTTGAGTATAAACCTCTGCGTGTTGCATTCATAGAGTATTAAGGAGGAGACATGGTAGATTACAAATATAAAGATATTTATAATGACACATCTGTTTCCAAAAAAATGCAGATTGAATGTAGTGATGGAAGTGTGCTGAATGAGGAGGACTGGAAAGGTGAAAGCGCAGAACTCACAGAGAGACTATGCTCAGAGAGTGAAATAAGTTTTGGCAGATGTGAGGCGAGTACTTTCAAATTGAGGGTCAGGGAACGGGTAGTACCTCTTGCAGGGAAAAAGATATCAGTATCAGTAACATTGGAAGGAGCCGATGAGGCTCCTTTTATGATGGGAGTTTATAAAGTGGATTCTGATGTACCTACGGCAGATAGAAGATATCGGGATATCGTAGCATACGATGCTATGTACGACATCCTGAATACAGATGTGGCTGCGTGGTATAACAGCCTGACATTTCCGATAACTCTTCGGCAGTTCCGGGATAACTTTTGCACATATGTCGGCGTGGAGCAGGAAGAAATTACGTTGGTTAACGATGATATGGTGGTAGAAAAAACCATAGATCCCGGAGAACTCCCAGGAAAGACGGTTATAGAAGCCATCTGCGAGATCAATGGCTGCTTTGGACACATTACCCGAGCAGGCAAGTTGCGATATGTGGTGCTGGAGCAGATGATAGAGGGGCTGTATCCGGCGGATGATCTGTATCCGTCAGATGACCTTTATCCTGCAGATCCGATGGGAACATCGGAAGTATCCAAGAGCATGTATCTATCCTGTCAGTATGAGGACTTTATCTGTCAGCATATTGATAAGCTGCAGATCCGGCAGGAAGAGAACGACATCGGTGCTATCTCCGGTACCGGTAATAACTGTTACATCATAGAGGATAACTTTTTGGTGTATGGCAAGTCTGCGGCAGAACTGCAGACTATCGCAGACAATGTCCTCAGCGTGATCGGTGTCGTATGGTACCGTCCGGCACAGGTGGAAGCCCGCGGCAATCCCTGCCTGGAGGTGGGGGATGGCATTTTGTTACATACGACCCGTGAAGATGTGTACACTTACATCCTGCAGCGAACCCTGAAAGGCATCCAGGCACTCCGGGACAGTTATACAGCGGAGGGTGAGGAGTACAGGACCGGACAGGTTAATGGACTGCAGAAGCAGATTATCCAGTTAAAGGGAAAAACAAATGTGCTTACCAGGACGGTGGATGAAACTCGTCTGGAAATGAAAGATATCAACCAGAATCTGTCCACGCAGATCAGCATCAATGCACAGCAGATCCTTACCAAGGTATCCAAGGACAATATCGTTTCAGAGATCAATCAGACTGCGGAAAGCATCAAGATCAAGGCAGAACGGATAGACCTGGTCGGTGTGGTAAATGCGGATGAACTGGTCAGCAAATATGCCACCATAGAGACGTTGAATGTGGCAAAACTGGAACTGAACAACCTGATTGCCACCAAGGCAACCAAAGAGAAAAAAAAAAAAA